AAATATAAATGTAAAGTTACTTTATCTACCTTCCATAATACGTTTTTCAAAAATCTCCCTGAATATAAAAATATTACTTTTGTTAATCCTGATGATTCTGGGAATTATTATGCATGTTATAAATTAGGATGGTTTATAACTAATGGTAAATGGGATGAAGGAATATATCACCCAACAACCCCTAATACTATCCCACTAATTCAAACTGCTACTGATATTTTAAACTTACCATATAAAGAAGTAAATTACGGGGTTAATTTTAAGCATAAAAAACGACCAATTGAAGATAAATACATTTGTATCGCCCCTCATTCAACAGCAGCTTTAAAAGAATGGCCCTATAGTTATTGGGAAGAATTAGCTAAAATGTTAAATGAAGCAGGGTATAAAGTAGTAGATATATCTTATGAAGACCATAATAAAAAAAATATAATTAATATCCCAAAATTAAATTGGAATAACACTTTTAATTATCTATACCATTCGGAATATTTTATAGGATTAGGTTCAGGTATATCTTGGTTTAATTGGGCTATGAATAAACCTACTTTAATGGTAAATAATTTTTTACCTTATGGTTATGAATTTACTCAAGGTTTAACCAAAATAGAAGATTATTCTGTATGTAACAATTGTTGGGTAGATACAAGATTCCAATTTGATAAAGGAAATTGGGATTGGTGTCCGAGACATCAAAATACAATTTCCCAACATATCTGCCATAAAAATATCAAACCTCACAAAGTTTATAAAACTTTAATGCATTTATTAAAATTTAAATAATTTTATATATATTTATAACAAATTAAAACATGAATAAGTTATCTGAAAAAGAGTTGCAAGATTTAAATGAAATTCAACAACAAAGCAATAATATTATATTTTCATTAGGAGAATTAGTATTACAAAAAGAAGGTTTAGTGGATCAATTTAGAACACTATCCTCTAAACAAAATGAAATGGGAAAGTCCCTAACTGAAAAATATGGAGATGGTAAAATTAATTTAAATACAGGAGAAATTTTATCAACAAAAAAAGAAGACTTACTATCCCCATCCGGTTCCTAATTTTTTGAGGAGCCCCTTAATATTTATAAATAAATATAATAAAATAAACATTATAAAATGGCAGAAACATTAATTTCACCTGGTGTATTGGCTCGAGAAAACGATCAATCTTTTATCCAAGGTCAACCCGTAGAAGCAGGAGCTGCTATCGTAGGACCTGCTGCTAAAGGTCCCGTTGGTATCCCAACTTTAGTAACTTCATTTAGTGAGTATCAAGCAGTTTTCGGTGGCGCAATTACTAGCGGTTCATCAGAATACACTTATTTAACCTCAATTTCAGCTAACAACTATTTTTCCCAAGGAGGAAAATCATTATTAGTAACTAGAGTAGCAAAAGGCAACTTTACAGATGCCCTTTCCTCAGATCTATATAATTCAGTTGAGACAGGTGAATTGGCACTCAAATCACTGTCCGTTGATGGTGGTATTGGTGGTGTAGCAAACCCATATAATGGTATTTCCTTAACAGGATCACTTGAAGGAACAGGTGCTACTGCTAATATAGTAAAAGGAATTGGACAAGGAGTTTTATCAAATGTAGCAGATGCTTTATTAGCTTCTATTACCACAGATTCCACAGGAGTCGCCGCTACTACTTATTCAAACGTCCCTGCTACTACTAATGGTACAGGTTCAGGAGCTATATTACAAATAGCAGCTGATGGAACAATCACTGGAGTTAATGTAACAACTCAAGGAAGTGGTTATGCCGTTGATGATGAATTATACGTAACAGGAAGTGCTATAGGTTCATCTACTGATATAGTATTTAAATTAAGCCAAGGAAATGACTTTGAAGTAAGAGTAGATAGCTTTACAATAGCATCTAAAGGAGAAGGATATGCCGTAAATGAAGTAATTTCAGTAGGGTCAGCAGATATAGGGGGTGGTACAGACATTTCTTATACTTTAACTGCTGATGATATTGTAAACCAAGTTCCATTTGAATTATCAACACTATCAGAAGGTGTTATTATGAATAGTTCAGGTTCAGAAGTAGGAAATGGTGCTTTAGCCAATGGATCTGTAGATAATATCAGATATGAAATAGCAACATCAAATTCATCAGCTGGAACTTTTAGTTTACTTGTTCGTAGAGGTGATGATACTCATAAAAACAAATCAATTTTAGAAACATGGGGTAATTTATCATTAGACCCTAAAGCTCCTAATTATATTGAAAAAGTAATTGGTAACACTAGCTACTCAGTAGTATCAGATGGTGCTGATTCTTATGTACAATCATCAGGAGAATATATTAATAAAAGTAAATATATAAGAGTAAAATCAGTTACAGCTAAAACTCCAGATTATTTTGATAATGCAGGAACAGCTAAAACAGAATTTACCGCTAGTTTACCACAAGTAGGATCAGGCTCTTTTAGTGGAGCTACTGGAGATTTATTTGGTGCGGATGCTAAATTTTATGATAAAATTACACCAAGTGATATTCAAGGATTAGCTGCTACTGATTATAATTCATCAATTTCTTTACTAAGTAATAAAGATGATTATAAATTTAACTTATTAACAGCCCCAGGATTAAATCATTCTGACCACGGAACACAAATAACATCATTAGTTAATGTTGCAGAAAGTCGTCAAGACTGTATAGCAGTTGTAGATTTAGATGGATATGGAACACAAATATCAACTATGGTAACTAATGCAGCTGCATTTGATAGTTCATATGCTGCTACTTATTGGCCATGGTTACAAACAGTTGATCCAAATACAGGACAAGTTGTTTGGGTACCTGCTTCAACTATGATTCCTGGAGTATATGCATTTACAGACGCTTCAAGTGACGCATGGTTTGCACCTGCGGGATTAACAAGAGGAGCTCTTGGAAATGTAACTAAAGCAGAAAGAAAATTAACAACTTCAAATAGAGATTCTTTATATGAAGCTAATATTAACCCAATTGCTACATTCCCAGGAAGTGGAGTTGTAGTATTTGGACAAAAGACACTACAGAAACGAGCTAGCGCATTAGATCGTGTAAATGTACGTAGATTGTTAATTGCCTTAAAAGGATACATCTCCCAGATATCTGATAATTTAGTATTTGAACAAAACACAATTGCTACAAGAAATTCATTCTTAGCACAAGTGAACCCATACTTAGAATCAGTACAACAAAGACAAGGATTGTATGCATTTAAAGTAGTAATGGATGATACTAATAATACTCCAGATGTAATAGATAGAAATCAACTAGTAGGACAGATTTATTTACAACCAACTAGAACAGCAGAATTTATTATGCTAGATTTCAATGTGTTACCAACAGGAGCAGTATTTCCTGAATAAAAACTAAAAATTAGAATATTTATAATAAAATAAAAACATAAAATGGCAGTATTAGATCCTAACGAAATATTTTACACGGCATTTGAGCCAAAACAAAAGAATAGATTTATTCTTTACGTTGATGGATTCCCATCTTACATCATGAAAGGTGTAGGAGCCGTATCTGTAAGCCAAGGTTCAGTACCTTTAAATCATATTAACGTACAACGTTATGTTAAAGGGAAAACTACTTGGAACACAATTGAATTTACATTATTCGATCCTATTACTCCTTCTGGTGCTCAAGCAGTAATGGAATGGGTACGTTTACACCACGAATCAGTAACTGGTCGTGATGGTTATAGTGATTTCTACAAGAAAGACTTAACAGTAAATGTACTAGGACCTGTAGGTGATATTGTATCAGAATGGATTATCAAAGGAGCAATGATTACAGAAGCTTCATTTGGAGATTTCAATTGGGATACTGAAAACGCTGCTCAAGAACTTACAATGACAGTTCAACCAGATTACTGTGTATTGAATTTCTAAAAATTTACCCAACCCTCATACCTCAAAAAATTGCTTGGCTTCGGTCAAGCTTTTTTTTATATTAAATTATGTTACTACAAGAAATTAGAGCAAGACAGGCAATGATAGAATTGGGTGAAGATAATTATACTTTACAAATTGAACATTCAACTCCAATTACAAAAATTAATGATGTTGTATATAGTCTTATATTCCCTAAATCTTTATTAAAATATAATAATGTTGATAAAGATATAGATATCTTGTTTATAGGTTTGATTACTGAAAAAAGAAAATCATTTCTCTCAAACTTCCCAGATGCAACAATAACTTCATCAAATAGGGGTAGAAATATTAATACCAAACAATATGACATTGGTTACTTTAAAAATATGGCTCGCTCTAAATTTACATTGTGTCCTAATGGTGATTTTACTTGGACTTATAGATTTTTTGAAGCTATTATATTTAAGTCAATCCCTATTATAGAAGATTACACTTATCATTATAATGGGTATCATTATTATACAAAAGATGATAAGTTTATTTATAATGATATTTGGGTAGATGAAAATCTACATAAATTAAAAAAAGAAATGATGTTATAAAAATTGCTTGGCTTCGGTCAAGCTTTTTTTTATATTGGACATCAATACTAAAAGGAATAGTTCTTTGACATTTAAAAATAATAAGATATGGAAAATTTAGAATTTGTTTTAGGTGTCCTATCCACAGTAGGTGTATTCTTAGTAGGGTATGCTTCGATAGGAGTGTTTAAGGTGAAAACCAAAGTTAGAGATGTTAACCAATCTGTAGATAATGCTTATTTAGCTATGGATGAAATCGGTAAAGATTTTAATAATAATATTAATGATTTACGATTAGATTACCAAAATCAAATTGATGAAATTTATAGGCAAATAGATTCAAGATTTGATAAATTTGAAAATAAAATAAATAAATAATTACTAACCCGTTTTAAGAACTTTCCTTTTTAGTATTTATCAACGATAAAAACGTTTTAATTAAATAAAGATTATATGAGTGAATTTAAATTCCCAACTGAAGAAATAGAACTTCCATCTAAAGGATTATTATATCCTAAAGACAACCCCTTATCTAGCGGTAAAGTAGAAATTAAGTATATGACTGCTAAGGAAGAAGATATTTTATCTAACCAATCATATATTGAAAAAGGCACAGTATTAGACAAACTTTTAGAATCTGTAATAGTATCTAAAATTAATGTTAATGATCTTATTGTAGGAGATAAAAATGCAATATTAGTTGCAACCCGAGTATTAGGTTATGGGGCAGATTATAAAGTTACTATTAATGGTAAAGTAGAAAATGTAGACTTATCAGAACTAGAAAATAAAGAATTTGATGGTTCTACTATGCTTGAAAATAAAAATGAATTTTCTTTTACCCTCCCACATAGCAACACAAATATTACTTACAAAATCTTAGATGGCCATGATGAGAAAAAAATTGAAAGGGAACTAAAAGGACTTAAAAAACTAAACCCTAACGCATCACCAGAAGCTTCTACTAGATTAAAATATACTCTACTTTCAGTTAATGGAGAAACAGAAAAGAAAGAAGTTCGAGAATTTGTTGATAATTACTTTTTAGCACGAGATACTAGAGCATTTAGAGAACATTTGAAACAAACTCAACCAGATGTAGATCTTAATGTTATACTAGATTCAGGAGAGGAGGTAGCGGTCCCTATTGGACTAAGCTTTTTTTGGCCTGACCTCGGAGACAGCACCCCAAATTAGATTAAACCTCTTTAAACAAATCCACGAAATAATTTTCCATGGTAAAGGAGGATATGATTACGATACAATCTATAACCTACCTATATGGTTACGTAGATTTACATTTAAGGAAATAAATGACTTTTATGAAAAGGAAGCATCATCTTATAAAAAACAACAAGATGGGGGTAATACTTCATTAATTGATGAAGATGGTAAAGTAAATCTTAAACAATTTAAAAGTGTATCTAAAGATTATAAAGGGAAGAGCAGCTATAAATAGTTGCTCTTTTTCATATTTATAACATATAGATAAAATTATGTCCCTATACAAAGATATTGACGAAGCTAAAAAAGCATTAGAAGCATTAAAAGTTGAATATAACTCTTTAACTTCTAAACCTGCACCTATCTTCAATACTAAAAATTTAGATGAAGCCAATGCTGCTGTTGAAACTATGCAAAAAACTGTTCAACAGACTAAAAGAGATATTTCTGATTTAGAAAGAGGATTTGGTGGGGTCTATGATCAAGTAAAAGGAATATTATCTGAATTAAGTAAAGTAGGAACTCCTACTAAAGATGTTACAAAACAATTCCGCACTCAGGAAAAAATTCTTCAAAAACTAAAAGATGAACAACAAGGTTTTGGAAAGTTAACCACTAAAGAACTAAAAAAACTTAGAGAAAAACAAAATATATCTGCCCAAAATATTAGAGATAGAGCTAAAGATTTAATCATTTCTAATAAAATGGAGAACCTCAATAATAGGACTTTAGAACTCGATATTAAAAGAAAACTAGAAAAGAAAGAAATCTCAGAAGAAGATGCTGCTATTATACGAGGAGCAAAAGAAGGATTTAAAGTATTAGATGATACTGATAAACTAATTGGTGAAAGACTTGACAAAGAAAAACAAATAAATAAAGCTTTAGGGTTAGGGGGTAATGTTTTAAAAGGTATAGGGGGTGCCCTAGAAAAAATGGGAATGGGTGGTCTAGCTAAACAGTTAGGTCTAGAAGAAGCCCAGGAAAAAATGAGGGAGGTTGCCGAAGAGGTAACAAATGGGGGTAAAAACACTGCTGATTTTGCAGGTAAAACTAAAGTGTTAAAATCTGGTTTTAATTCAATGGGTAAATCTTTAATGAAAAACTTAAAGGACCCATTATCGATTGGTTTATTCTTATTTAAGGGGATATTCGATGCTATGACCGCTGTAGATAAACAATCTGGTGAATTAGCTAAAAATCTTAATATATCCTATTCTGAAGCATTAGGCTTAACAGGTGAATTAACTAAAGCAGCAAATAGATCTGGTAATTTAGCTATAACTACTGCAGGGTTAGGTGAAGCTTTAATGGCGGCTAATGGTGAGTTAGGTATATTTAACACAACTATTGATGATAATTTAATTTTATTCCAAAAACTCCATAAAGCTGCAGGTTTAACTTACGCAGAATTAAGTGGTGTTAAATCTATTACAGATGCTACAGGTGGTGATTTAGAAAAAAACACTAAAGAGATAATGGCCCAAGCTCGATTAACGGGTCAAAAGTTTGGGGTTGCTTTAAATGAAAAAGAAGTATTAAAAGATATTAGTAATGTATCTAAAGCAACAACTTTATCATTAGGTAAAAACCCAGGTCAAATTGCTAAGGCAGTCGCAGCTGCTAAAGCTTTAGGTATGGAAATGTCTAAAGTAGAAGGTATAGCTGATGGTTTACTTGATTTTGAGTCATCAATTGCAAATGAGTTAAAAGCTGAATTATTATTAGGTAAAGATATTAATTTAGAAAAAGCTAGACAAGCAGCATTAAATAATGATATAGCTACTGTAGCAGAAGAAATAGCCAAACAAGCAGGATCAGCAGCTGAATTTGGTGAAATGAATAGAATACAACAACAAGCATTAGCGGATGCTGTTGGTATGTCTAGAGAAGAACTAGCTAAATCTCTATTTGTTCAAGAACAAATTGGTAATCTTACAGGCGAAGAATATGAGTTAAGAAAACAACAAATTGAAAAATTAGAAGCTAAAGGGTTATCACAAGCTCAAATCAAAGAAAAACTAGGAAAACAAAGTTTAACTGATTTGAAAAACCAAAATAGTGTCCAAGAAAATTTAAATAAATCCGTAAAAAAATTAAAAGAATTATTTGTTAGTATTGCAGGACCCTTAATGCAAATTATTACCCCTATAGTAGATATTTTAATACCTGCAGTTGGTGCTTTAGGAGTTGCTTTTGAATTAGTAGCTGTACCCATGAGAATTATAGGAGATGGTGTAAAAATGTTAGCAGATGGGATTAAACAATCCACGGATAATATGGTAGTTTTTGGTACTGCTGCCGCTGCATTTTTAGCTATACAACGGGGTATAACAGCTTCTAAAATAGCCCAATTTGCTATAAGCAAAAAAGATCTTGTACTAGAAAAAGCAAAACAAGTTCAGATAAAAATAAGTGGTCTTTTATCTAGCAAAAATGCTTTAAAAGATTTAGCAGTATATGCTTTTAATGCAGCTAAATCAGTTGCAGGAATTCCAATAGTTGGACCTATTTTAGGTGCTGCCGCTTTAGCTGCTGCATATATGGGAGGTAAAGCATTACTTAAAGGGGATGATGTAATGTCACCTGGAGGTTATGGTTCTAGAACATTAATGGGTCCTGAAGGAGCAATCGCGTTAAATAATAGAGATACAGTTATAGCAGGTACAAATTTATTCCCTAAAGAAAGTGGGACATCTACATCTCAACCAGTAATACAACAGGATAATACAGAAACTAAAAAAACAAACCAACTATTAGCAGCTTTAATAGGACAAAATGCTAAAAAACCAGAATTATCTCCTGTTGGTCTATATGAAGTTCAATAGTATAATATTTATAATAAAATAAAATCATGGGATTATTAGACAAATTACAATCAATAGGATCTACATTTTCAAAAGGAAATGGACAATCACCTAAATCCGTAGAATTAGGTGAAACCAAATTAACCCCGGCAGAATCAATTTTAGATTTAGATGGGGTAAAACCTAAAGCGGCTTTGAGCGATCCACGTTACTTAAGTGACAAACCTTTAAGTTTTAAAAAGGGGACTTATATAGACAATTTACCTAAATAAAAACATAAATGGGGCTAGTTGATTTAACAACAGATTTAAAGTCTCTACGTTATGGAAAGGATAGAATAGGAGGTGGCTCTAGTGGTCAACCATATATCAAAACAGATATACCTGATAGCTTTTCAGATGTAGGGAAAACTGGGGGACCAGATGTCCTTTTACGAGGTGGAACTTTAACACCTGGTAGAGCGGCTAGAGATGTCTCTAGGTTAACCCAAATGTTCTTTGATTTTAAATCAATTGGTGGTCCTTTATTTATAGCAAAAGAAAATATACTTTCCCGTACTTCAGTTGCCACAGATGGTCAAGATAAAGCGCTAAATAACGGTGTATACTTGCCAACCTCTACTTTATTACAGTCCGCTGGTAATTCTTTAGGCCTGCATTTAAATAAACAAGGAATTGATCCATTTAAAGGTATTGGAAAAAATGGAGGAGGCATATTTGAATTATTTGGAGGTACAGACCCATTAGGTCAACCTACATATGTTGAAATAACAACAAATCCTCAATATAAAAGTAAATTAGAAGGATTTGTTAGTAGTAAAATCAATACTAAAACAGACTCTCCCGAATTATTTAATTATCAAGGTGGCCCTGGTTCAATATTAGGTATAGGAAAAACAATAATACCTATTTCTAAAGACAGAACAGGAAAAAATAACCCCAATTTAAATTATACTACAGGATCATATGTAGTTGGAGGTTCTATAGCAAATGGGTTTTTTAATCTTAATGTTTATAATGAAAGTAAATATACTTCTCCAACTGATAAATCAGATATAACATTAAGCTTACAAAGTAAACTAGGAGCAACTCCAAAATTTGCATCTGAAGTAAATGATCCTCTAACTTCATTTAATCTAAAAACTGGATTTACACAAAATACAGTAGGTAACGGGTTAAATGATAAATTTAGACCAGATAGATATAATACTCCTACTGGAAATAATCCTAGTATTCAAGAAGATTTTAGAACTAAAAGTGATGATCCTAAAACTAAAGCCTTTAGATTAGATTATACTAACAAAAATATAGAACAAAGAGTTGGTTTAGGAAATCCTGGTAGGAAAAAAACTAAAGAACAATTAGCTAATTATCAAAAGGGTATAGGAGAACTAGATAAAATAAACTCTTTAAGATTATACAAATCAGGTGTTGTAACTTCTAATACAGATAAAAACGATTTAGTTAAATTTAGAATTGGAATTATTCAAAATGATGATCCATCAGAAAAGATATTTATACATTTTAGAGCATTTTTAGATTCAATGGCTGATAACTATTCAGCCAATTGGGGAAGTGAAAATTTAATGGGTAGAGGAGAGAAATTTTATAGATATAATGGTTTTGATAGAAATATCTCATTAGGTTGGACTGTAGTTGCTCAATCTAAAGATGAGTTAATCCCAATGTATCAAAAATTAAACTATTTAGCCTCTACTTTAGCCCCAGATTACTCAAAATCCCTAGGTTATATGAGAGGTAATTTAGCTACTTTAACTGTTGGTGGTTACTTATATGAACAACCTGGAATTATTACAAGTTTAAATTATGATGTACCACAAGAATCTCCTTGGGAAATAGCAATCCCAACCAAAACAGGTGCGGATGCTAATAATAATATACTATCTGATAAAAGTGTAAAAGAGATGCCTCATATGATTAGAGTAACAGGCTTTAACTTTATCCCCATACATGATTTTACCCCTAGAACCCAACAAAATAAATTTGATAATAAAGGAAAATTAACTTCATTTGGAAAAGAAAGGTATATAGCACTATCTAATGGAAGCAACCAATATGATAGTGAAAATTATATTAAATAATGAAAAGGTATCAAGACATAAAAATTATAAATGATCCTAAAGGTAAAAGGTATTATGGGACCACTAAATATCCAGAAATTCCATTATCTTTAGAGGATATTTATGTTTATACTACTCAAGGAGATAGATTTGATTTATTAGCCCAACAATATTATAGTGATTCTTCTTTATGGTGGATAATTTCTATGGCAAATAGTGGATTACCACAAAATTCTTATTATATTCCAGAAGGTAAACAAATTAGAATCCCTCAAAATATTGCAGCGGTAATTTCTCAATTTAAATCCCTAAATGGAAGATAGTTATGAATGGAAACATAATAGGAGAAGAATTTGAAGATTACGTATTTGAGCAAATTGCCCAAAGACAAAAAGACCAATATTCTGGTTATACTTCTCTTCGTACCCCCCAACAACTTCAATATTTAAATAACCAAAATGCTTGGGTTAAATTAGCATCTGGTGCTTCTATAAATAAAGCAGATGGTGGATTAGAAAGAATTAAAAAAATTGTAAAAGATGATACTCTCGTAGACCAGTTTGCTGGGGATGAATTAGCCAAAAAGACAATATTATTTAATGGTCTTTCAGAAGTAACTCCAGCAACATATAACGAAGGAAAAAAAGTAGAAGAACTAGCTGAATATAATCTAAGATCAGGTTATTCTAAAACTTCTAGTATATGGAATTTAACATCAGCTTATGGCCTTGGGGGTTCAGAATTTGGCCAACAACCTATGCCTGGTATTCAATCTGTTTCTGTAAAATCTTTAAATAGAGGTTCTATTAGAGAAGCAAATGTTAAAATAAAAGCATATAACAAGTTTCAATTTGAAATTATAGAACTCCTTTATCTAAGAATAGGATTTACTATGATGTTAGAATGGGGTAATGATAAATTTATTAATAATAAAGGAGAATACCAACAAACAGGCAACACTATTATAGAAGACCTATGGTTTTCTTCTACAGGTTATACCCAATTAACTATGATTGATGCCATAGAAAGATATAGGGGAACATATTCTGGTAATTATGATGGTTTTTTTGGTAAAGTAGTTAATTTTACTTGGACATTTGGGCCGGATGGAAGTTATGATATTGATTTAAAATTAATAACAGTAGGGGATGTAGTAGAATCTTTACAAGCAAACCTCCCAGTTAATTCCTCTGAGGTAGGATTAATAAATGTCGAATTAACCTCATCTATAAATGAAAAAGGAGCATATTTAAACCTATCAGACTCTTCTATAGTTAATGCTGCCCAAAATAATAAAATAGGAAAATACTTATTTAAAAGTATAGCTGATGAATCTTTATGGGATGGTTCTAATAAAGAATATTTTTCTTTAAAATCTACACAAGACTCATCTACTAATAGTAAAGGAAGAATCACTTCAAACTTTCCATTAGACAAAAAAATAAATGATAAATATAATTACTTTATGACTTTTGGGGAATTGTTAAATATTTTCCAAAATAATCTTATCCCCGGAATAGAACTAGCGGGTAAAATCAACCCTTGTCTAGATATTGAAAATGATCCACTTACTAATAAAATTTCCTATTATCCTAATCAAACTTCTCTTGACCCTAGGGTTTGTATTTTTAGATATGTGTTTGGGAGTTTAGGAGAATCTAATCCTAAATATAGCATATCTGGAATTAATATACCTGGGTATTTATATAATTTAAATAATTATGTTGATGTAATAGATAGTAATGTATTATATGGTAAATTAATGAACATATACTTAAATTATGATTTTATATCTAAATGCTTGGTATCTAACACAAAAGATGGAAAACTATCTGTATTTAAATTTTTCCAAAAAATATGTGATGGTATTAATTCTGCTTTAGGTGGGGTTAATAATATAGAACCTATTATTAAAAATGATAAAATTGTAACCTTTGTAGATCAAAATCCCATCCCTGGGTATTTAGAAACTTTATCTGTAGATAAAACTATTGTTGATTTAGAAGTATATGGTTATAATGAAGCTAGTGGTTCTGCTAATTTTGTACAAGATATATCATTTAAAACAGAAATTACTCCCGATTTAGCTTCTATGATGACTATAGGAACAACAGCAGGGGGTTCTAATGAAGATGGTACTGCTTTTTCGTATTGGAACAAAGGTCTTAAAGATAGATATGCTCCTAAATACACAGAACCACAAGGAGACATAAAAACATCTGAACGACCAAATAAAGATAGAGTACTAGAACTAATTAAAATATTTGATGATAAATCTAGTTGGGTACTCTTTTCTAAAAAAGATCCATTTATATCCCAAAGTACTATAGAGGGTGTTAATGTATATAAAAAATCAAAATATACAAATAAAAGACGAAATATTGAATATGGTACCGTTTTTGGCGTTATGTCTGCTGCTGAATTTTGTAAAGCAGTAATAAAAGAGGATCAATATATAAAAAACAACCCAGATATTATATCTCAATCTGAATTAGCTAATGAAAAAGGTAACAATTATGCCGTCTATTTAGCTGAAGCATTTGGGGGTACTACTGGGGTAGTAGTTAGAACGGTAAAAGGGAGGGGAAATAGCAAGAAAGTTGTTGAAACAACCCTTACACCCATTCCTATTAAAAAATCAAAATATACTTTATTTGATACAAAGTTTATAGGTAGAGCTAAAACTACTTATAGATCATATATTAATGCTATATCAAAAGCAAATTTCTTTGATAAAGAAGATGAAGAAGAAATAACTCCATCTAATACTATTGGATTTATCCCTGTAGGGTTTAATATTAAACTCCAAGGAATAGCAGGAGTTAAAATATATAATAAGTTAAATATAAATAATACCTTCTTACCTTCTCAATACCCCACAGCTTTAAAATTTGTAATAAAAGGGGTTAACCATTCTATTAGTAATAATAAATGGGAAACTTCTTTAGATACTATATCAATCCCTAAAGTAAAAAATACTATTAAGGGAGATATGAATGAATTTTTAAATAATTTATCAACTTCACTAATCCCAGATTTGCTTCCTGAGGAAAACCGGGGTCCTTTACCCCATACAGGAGATAGACTTACTCGTATTTATTATAAAGGTAAAGAAATTAATAGGTTTGACCTTACAAAATTAATGAATAAAGAGGCACAACCTACTTTTAAAGCTTTTTTAACTGAATTTGTAAATAAATGGGATGGGTATAAAATGCATGTTAATGCAATAGGAAGAACATTTGAAAAATCTATCCAATTAAAAGCCGAAGATAGTTCTAATGCTAATCCAGGATATTCTAAACATAACTATTATGCAGGTTTAGATTTTAATATAGAAACTCCTACTGGAGATTGGTTAAGAAAACAGGGAATGAGATACAAATGGATAAACCAAGGTTTCCAAAAATTAGCAAATAAACATGGTATAGAATGGGGTGGTGATTTCTCTAGTTATGAAGATTGTATCCATTTCTCCTATATCTTTAATATTAACACAGCAGTTAAGAATGCTATAGCTAAATATGGTTCATTAGAAAATCTAAAAAGTGACGAAGGTAAAACAATAAAATTAACCTAATATGTATTACCCAAAAACCCAATTAATAGAAAACTTGTATACTAATGGAGGTGAACTAAAACCTTTCAATTCAGAGGTTGAATATAAGGGACATTATTTTAGAACTTCTAATGGGGAAACATTCTCAGGTAAAAATCCCTTAGACAAACCCAACATCCCCCTAGAATTAATATCCCCATTAGGAAACGAACTTAGTTCTCCAAGTAGTGATATAAACTATACCAACCCTAACCAAAAAGCAATTAAATATAAGTCTAAAGAATCTGAACCTTTAGCAAATAACCATTATATAATTAACGATGGTTATTATAATTCAAGGTCTATTCCTATAAATAGGGGGGAAGCACCAAGAAAACCCATACAATCAAAACCAACTCCAAACAAAGAAGATTATAAAAATAGGCAATTTGTAAGATATTTTGTAAAAAAATCAAATGAAAACCTATTCATTGAAATAAACAGAGAAGAATATAATTTATTCAAAAACAAAAATCCTAAGGTACAATCTAATTTATATATTCCAATACAGATACCTTGGAATCTAATAGGAGATAAAACAAAGGTATTTAATACTAATAAATCTATTTCAAATCTTTATGAAACAAGAGATAAATTATATGGGTTTAGTTTATCATTTAAAAATAGATTTGATAAGTATTGGGTTGAGCAAATCTAGGTTCGTATATTTAGAGTAAAATAAGGTTATATGTACTGGCTTGTAGAAAACGAGGAGCAGTTAAATGTTTTAATAAATAGTGGTTATAAAGAGGCTTTCATTGAGGTAATACCTTATAATGACACAATACATCCCGTACAAAACCACGTTAGTTTAGTGTATATTAGACCGATTGAAGCGAGTAAAGGCTTTATGATATGCGTTACCCATAGTGAAGCTTTAAATGCGTTAAACACGCGTATAATCGATTTACTAAACAAATTTAATAAAATATATTGTAGGGATAAAAAAGAAACATTACATTATTTTCCAATCAAAGCTCTTTATGACATAACACCACCCCCTCATACGTATATACGACCTACAACACAAACACATGATTTATACTATCGTGAACATAAAGATAATCCGGAGTTAAACTTAATTATACCGATTGTTAAACATTATGAATTGTGTGAGACGATTTTTAGAGATCTAAAAGCAAATATTAACATAGAAAAAACTAAATATGATGAATTCTTTAACAATAGAGTATCCATGGTATTCAACGCTATCGAGAGAAGTGGAATACGTATACACAATGACACCTTCAGTGAATACTTCCATCCCATTGATGGTGAATACGTCTACACTCAGTTCAACTTAAAAACAACAACAACAAGACCATCAAATAAATTTAAAAATGTAAATTATGCGGCACTTAATAAAGAAAACGGATGTAGAAAGAGTTTTATTCCTCGTAATAGCAAACTTGTGGAGATTGATATTTCTG